CAGCCCGCCGCCGGCGCCACCGTTGAGCCGGACCCGCGCGCCCTGACCCCCCAACCCATGCGCGACCGTGGCGCCGGCGGCGCGATGTTCGGCCGCCGGCCGGTGACGATGTTCGGGAGACGGACATGAGCATTCTCGACCCTGTGTTCCGCGCTCTCGGGTACGTCCCGGCAGCCGAACCGGCCCCGGAGGCCCCGTCGCGGCACCGCGAAGCCGCCGGCCGCACCATCGACCCCGATGACGACGAGTGGCGCCGCCTGGGGACGGACGCCCGGCGCGACCTGTCGCCGGTCACCCAGCGGCGCATGCAGGAGCTGGCCGCCTACCTCTGGGAGGCCAACCGGCTGGCCAACCGCCTTGTGGAGCTGCCGATCGCCTACGTGCTGGGCGAGGGCGTGACGCTCATGGCCGACGAGCCGGAGGTGGCCGAGTGGCTGGCCGCGTTCTGGTACGACCCGGTCAACCGCCTCGACCGCAAGCTGGAAGCCAAGATGCGGGCGCTGGCGCTGTTCGGCGAGCAGTGCTGGCCGGTGTTCGTCAATGAGACCTCCGGCCACGTCCGCCTCGGCTACCTCGATCCTGCCGCCATCGAGGTGGTGATCACCGACCCGGAGAACGGGGAGCAGCCGATCGTCGTCAAGGCTCGGCGCGGCACGGGCCGGCCCAAGCTCTACCGCGTCATCGTCAACGGCGACGAGGACGAACTCTTCCCGGCCGGCAGCGGGGCGCGCAAGCTGCGCGACGCCGCCATCGACGGCGACGCCTTCTACTTCCGTGTCAACGACCTGCCCAACGGCAAGCGCGGGCGCTCCGACCTGCTGTCGGCGATCGACTGGTGCGACGGGTATGAGGAGCTGCTGTTCGGCGAGCTGGAGCGCTCGGCCGTGCTGCGCTCGTCCATCTGGGACGTGACGATGAAGGGCGCCACGCCCGACCAGGTGAAGGCGCGCGCCATGGAGATCACTACGCCCAAGCCTCTGTCGGTGCGCGTCCACAACGACAGCGAGGAGTGGCAGGCGCTATCGCCGCAGCTGGGATCCGGCGACGCCTCGGAGGCCGCCCGCCTGTTCCGCACCCACATCCTCGGCGGTTCCACCATCCCGGAGCACTGGTTCGGCGCCGGCGGCGACGTGAACCGCGCGACCGCGGGCGAGATGGGCGGCCCGGCGGAGAAGGTGCTGACCCTGCGCCAGAACTGGTGGAAGGCGACGTTGGAGGACGTGGGGCTCTTCGTCGTGCGCCAGCGCCTCGCGGCGATCGGCCGCGACGTGGTGGGCTTGGCGTCGGATCCGGCCTACCGGCCCAAGGCGAGCTTCCCGGAGCTGTCGGCGAAGGACACCACCAAGTACGCCTCCGCTTTGCAGCAGATCGTTTCGGCCGCCGCAGCGGCGGTGGAGCGCACCCTGCTGACCGAAGAGACGGCGGTGCTGCTGATCGCCGCCATCGCCGGGCGGCTGGGCGTGTCGATCAACGCCAAGGAGGAGCTGGCCAACGCACGTCTGGCGGCCGAGGAGCGCGCGGCGGCCGACGCCTTCAGCCTGCCGACGGACGAGGTTGACGCGGTGGACGCGGCGGCCAATGGCTGATCCCACAGAGCCGCCCAGCGACGCCGACCGCGACCGCGCGTTCCGGCGCGAGCGCAAGCGGCAGATGGAAGAGGCGCTGAAGATCCGCGCCGACACCGAGGGCGAGCTGCTGCGCCTGCTCAAGGACGCACAGACGCGCATCCAGGCGGAGCTGGCCTCCGCGCCGTCGGACTACCAGGCGTGGCGGCTCGACCAGCTGAAGCGCGAGGTGGCGCGGGTGATCGGCGAGCTGGAGCAAGGCGCCACCTCCACGGTTGCCGACGGTCTGTCGCGCAGCTGGGACGCTGGCCAGCGTCTGGTCGACGCGCCGATCGCCGCCGCCGGCGTCTCCGTCTCCGGCGAGCTGGTGGCGCTCGACACCCAGGTGCTGATGCAGATGCGCACCTTCCTGGTGGGCAAGATCAAGGACGTCACAGCGCAGGCGCAGAGCCGGATCGTCGGCGAACTCGGCAACGTGATGATGGGCATGCAGACGCCGTTTGAGGCGGCCCAGAAGGTGGCGGAGATCGTCGGCTCCGGCATGAAGCGCAGCACCACCATCGTGCGGACGGAACTGGGCCGGGCCTGGAGCCAAGCCGCTCAGCTGCGCCAGGAGCAGGCGGCGGAACTGCTGCCGGGCCTGTGCAAGCAGTGGCGCCGGTCCGGCAAGCTGCACCCGCGCCACCGGCACGAGGTGATCGACGGCCAGGTGCGGGCGGTGGACGAGCCCTTCCTGCTGGAGAACGGAATCAAACTGATGTTCCCGCGCGACCCCAAGGGGCCGCCGGCGGAAACCATCAACTGCGGGTGCCTGTCGCTGCCCCTCATGAAGAGTTGGGAGGTGTTGCACCCCAAGGAACGCCCCTTCACCCCCGCCGAGCTGGACGGCTCGCACACGCGCCGCCTGCTGCAAGACTCCCGCTACAGCGGCTTCGAGAAGTGGGCGGATGGGCTGTTCGGCGGCAAGGTCAAGGCGGACGGCCGCTTCGAGACGCTGGCGCAGATCCCCGACACCACGCTCACGGCGCTGAAGAGCCGGCATGGCGTGGTGCCGGCCGGCGCGGAGATTGGCGTCGCCGACAAGCAGCTGCGGCACATGACACGGACCACCAAGACCACACGGGGGGCCGCTCTGCCCGCCTCGGTGCTGCGCAACCTGCCAGCGCTCATGCAGGAGCCGAAGGCGATGCTGTGGGACCGGCAAGCCAAGGCCCTGGTGGTTGTGCTGAACGCTCCGGCCGACGGCAAGGGGCGGCTGCCCCGAGTCGTGGTCAAGCTGTCGGATCGCGACCGCCGCCTGAAGCACCAGGTGCACAACTGGGCGGTCACCGCCGGTTACGAGGACGCCGGCACGCTGGCCAGCGCCAAGCGTTTCGATCCGTTGCCGATGGGCCGGACGCAGGAGCGCTAGTTGATAGGCGCGTCCCGTGGTCGGTCCAGCAGGCTCAACGCATCCGCCAAGTCATCGGCATCAGCAAGAGCAAGGCCTCTCTGCGGCACACCATGGACCCGCGCCACCTCGCCGGTCAGCGTGTCGATCACCATCCAGCCGTCGTCGGCTTCGGCAATGTCATATCGCGCCGCCATGGTCGGCAGCCTCGGATCGGAAAAAGAGACGACGGCCGCGGAGGGACGCAACCCCCTCGATCGCTCCGCCGGCGTGGATCCGGCAGAGGCCCGGCGCAGCGGCAAGGGCCAGAACCGACTTCCTGGCGCGCGCGGCCGTCGGTAAGAATATGCAACCGACACCCGGTTCTGAAAAGGGCCGTCCCGAACGACGAGGTTCGCCGATGCTGCACACGACCGTGTCCATGGGGCCATCCGTTCTTCCCGAAGAGCAGCGCGCCGCAGTGCTGGCGGCGGCGGAGGCGCTGCACACAGTCCGCGCCCAGCTCGGCCCCGTCGTTCCCCGGAACGGCGTCAGCGCCGAGCTGATGGGGCAGGTCGCCAACGCACTCACGCAGCTCAATGCCTGCTTCGGCGTTGAGGTCATCAGCGCTTCCGAGGGCACTACGTCCACGGCCTCCGACGCTGCCGGGCACTCCACTCAGGCGCGATCGGCGCTCAAAGGCAGCTTGGCCGCCGTTGCTGTCGGCGTCGGCCTGTTCCTGCTGATCACGATCGCGGCAACCCTCAACAACGATCACGGTGCTCCGGCGCCCACCGCGGGAGGCGGGACGGAGACGCGCACCATGGCCTTCGGGGACTGTGTTTCGGCGATCCGGAAGACTGCCGCGGATCTGGGCGCCGCCGGCGTCGACATCGTGGCGACCCCGTCGATGCGCATCACGAAATTCAAGGTGACCGACGGGTCCGTCATCGCGACGTGCGACGGGGCGAATTCGACGATGGTGGTGAGCCGCCACCGCTATTGACGGTGGGCGAGCAGCTCGGCGAGAAGAGGTCTTGCCGAAGCCCTGCACCAGCCGCCTTATTGAACGCTGACAGCGCGTGGTGGGGCTGTCCAACCGGGATGGCTCGCCGAGCTGACTGACCTATCCCGAAAACGCCGCAGAGAGCGGCGTGTCCGTTCGAGGTACCCCTCTGTAGCGGGCAATGGTCCGGAATGGCTTAAGAGGCCTCTTAAAGGCTCTTACGAGGGGTCCGGAGGGGAAGCCCGCACCCCCGGACCACGTCAGGGTACTTCGCCCCTGTCCTGCGCACCTAGAGTGCGCCCAACGCACTTCCCACACAACGACGATTTCGGAGGCCTGCGTTGGCCAAA